TTGTTCCAAAGATCAAGTTCTGCTTGCTTGACATCTTCAGGCTCTGGATCGTTTTTAATCTTGGTAATGATCTTGTCTACCGCCTCGATCTCCAGGTCGATCAAATCGTCCATGAGCCTTTGAGCCTTGACAGCGACATCCTTGAATCTTTCGTTGTCAAAAGCAGCAGCAGAAGTAAATGGATTCTTGACAAACTTATAGAGGTTGACTAGAAGGAGCCGGCAACTGTCATAAGGACTCAAGACGATCTCTCCACATTGCTCACTAGCGATCAGGATGTCAACAGGATTTTTAAGTCCTGATATCGATTCTTGGCCCACCTTAAAAGTTAGTGTATGGACGTCATCAACGGTCCCATTGAACACATCTTCATGACCTGCAAACTCGACAGATATAATTTTGTGATTATGAAGAGCGGCTTCGTTCTTCAACTGTTTCCACGATTCGAATCCATTTTTCGTTCCTAAACGTGCTGGAAGATTATTGATCTTGCACTGTGCTATCCACTCATCTTGAAGAGGCTCACGTCCGAGGTTAAAACGAAGGCTAGTGTATGCATCGAGCTGGGCCAACCGATTCTTGGTTCCTTTTTCAAGGTGCATTTTTTGTAGTGTAGCGGTTCGAGCTACATTCTTGCCTGCCTTACGATTGGCATAGAAGTTTGAACAAGAGTGACCGCAGAAAGACACCTCTCTCTTGTCGTAAGCACTCCAGAAGTTATTTTGGCACCACTCACACTTCTTCTCAACTTCAAGTTCAGCATTTGACACTCGCCATGAATAGCCAGACTCTTGGGCTTCAAGAGCTCTTGAAGCCATTCTAGGATCCATAGAAGATAGTTCACTTGGAATGTTAAGTTTTTCAGATATCTCAGCAGTGAGCTGTGAGAATTTCTTTCCGCCTAACCTATAGGAGTTTAAGAATTTTGGTAAAGAATTTTTCTCAGCATATTTCTCCCAATCTCCACCACTTGGACGGCGACCCATTGATGCAACGAGATTTTCGATGTGTTGTAGCAACTCTTCATTGCTAATATCGTAAGCTCGTGGGTTGTTAACTCCGCCGACTGACTGTGACATCTTTGACGAATATTCGGCAAATCGGATAGGATCTGTTTTAATCTTAAAGATTGGATTATTCTCACCCTTAATTAGGGAAGCATGGTAGGCATCATGGTCCCCCTTGCTCATCAAACGTAAATTGTCAATGCTGTTATTTTGAGCATTGAAATCAACGTGGTGGATAACCTCGTGGCGGTCAACTTTGTGGCTGTTATGTGCTTCCCAAATGATCCTATGCTCTGCCTTCCATGACTTAGAGTTACAGTCTTTAACCCAAAGATAGTCTTGGGACTGTGTAGCTCGTAGACCAGGTAACACTTCATTGAACTTTGCTTGTGCCTTTTGAGCAATCCACAATGAGTCACCTGGCAACAATTCCTGCACGGTTTTACGTGTTCCATCACGAAGGATCATCGTGTGGTTGCCTGTTGCTTTGAAGGTATGTCCACCTTCGATAGTCACCTTGTAGACAGGTATGTTCTTTCCTGTCAAACGTGGATTCCTCATCGTTTTTACGATAATCTTGCCCGTGTCGTTGTCATGAGCATACACGGGAACATCCACACCGGCCCTGGCGAGATCGCCGATAGAAACATATCCTCTACCATCAGCCACTGCGATCTGAGTATCGTAAGTAAGGCACGGATTTGTAGATGTAGAACGATATTCTGGATATGCCTCTGTTGGCGTTCTCTTCTTTACTGTGTCCCAGAAGAGGAGACCAGGTTCTGCTGAAGCCCAAGCAGCCTCGATGATCTCATGCCAGAGTTGCTTGGCGTCGACCCACTCTTCGACCGTGTACTTCGCGTCCTTCTCGACTGGAAAACGAAGATGAACCTTATCACCGTCCTTCACTGCCTGCATGAACTCATCAGTGAGACGAATGGAGATGTTTGCTCCAGTAACCTTCTTAAGGTCACGCTTGATATTGACGAAGGTACGGATCTCTGGATGGTGAACATCGATGGTCAACATCAGTGCACCACGCCGGCCACCTTGCGCGACCTCGCGACAGGTATTAGAAAACCTCTCCATGAATACGCCGATACCGTCGGTAGTACGAGCTGCGTTGGCTGTGACGATACCCTTTGGACGAATCGTAGAGATATCGAAACCAACTCCGCCACGACGCTTCATGATCTGAGCTTGTTCTTGGTCGGCCTTAAGAATACCTGCATAGGAATCATAAGGCGACTGAATAACGAAGCAGTTTGACAGCGACTGATACTGAAAATCGTTACCAATCGCAGACATAGGAGAACCTTGGGGAACGACTGGACCTAATCCTCTAGATTCCTTTGCAAGCTCTTCAATAGACATCCTGTCTCTTTGTGCAACGCCGAGGTGTTCAACGTCTGCTAGTAAGCAAAAAATCTCTTTTTCTGAAAGAGGACTAGGATACTTGGCCTCGATCCTAGCAAATTCACGTGCGATGCGACGATGCATATCAGAAGGAGTAAGTTCCAACAAGTCTCCCTTTGGAGTCCTAAGCGCATATTTTGAAACAAACACAGAAGCTGCCAATTCATCACCTTTAAAATATTTTAAAGAAGCTTGATAGGCTTCTTCATACGTAAATGTTTTCATATGTTAAAATCTCCGGACTTAAGTTGTTTATCAGTCATTCTAATCAAAACAAGATTATTTTTCAAAAACCACTCATCTTGTTCTCTATCTGTTAACCACTTTTTGTGTATTACCTTATCTTGTTTATTTTTGTATTCTGAAATTATTTCTATAGGTCTATCAAGTCCATGCCAATAAGCACCATCAAGTTGAACATAAAAACTTTTATCTTTACAAGAAACAAAAAAATCTATGGGCCATCTATGAATAACTTTTTGCCTCTCTACATTTTCGATTCCGTATCTTTCGCAAAGATATTCATAAAGTTTTTCTTCAGGTTCAGATTTTAAAAAAGAATTATTTTCTTTCATCGTTGAATATCTTTTTTTTACGATAGAACCCCAATCTAGACTAGAAACAATTTCAGGAACTTTCATTGGACTTCTAAAGCCATATTTTTTTTCAAAAGTATTCAAACGTTTATTGATAACATCAATATTCTGACTAACGTTTTCAACGCCATATTTTTCTTGACACGTTTTTTTACTTTTTTCTTTAACTGTTTGACTCATCATCGGATATTCAACGCCTAAACGAGACAAATTTGTTTGTTTTCTTTTTTCCTGTAACTCTTCTTTTTTTTCAAGATAGGTTAACTTATTTTTTTCTGAAAGTTTTTTTCTTACCTCTGCAGATGATGAAGCAGCATTTGTCCCATACTTTTTTAAACATGTTTCTTGTATTCGCTTTTTTACATCAGAAGACTTGGAAGGATTTTTTACTCCATATTTTTTTATACAAGTTTCATCAGTAATTTTTCTTAAAATTCCATCTCTTAATGATTTGTTCGTACACTCTCTATTGTGAAAATGATGCTCTTTTAAAAGCTTCTTTTTTTGCTTTGAAAAAAACTCTATTCCACATTCGTCGCATCTAAACAGCCAACCAGTATCTTGTCTTTCAGAATTTAATATCATACAACAATAAATATACTGTTGTCAACGAATACTGATGCCGCTAGTTCATCGCCGCTAAAGTACTTGAGTGATGCTTGATATGTTTGTTCGCGCGTGTGTGACATATTAGACTCTCAAAAAGTGGAAAAATAATTATATAACGTTTGCTTCAACAGTACTAGGCTTTTGTGCTGAAAATTCACTCTTTAGCTCACGCCACTTTGCACGTAATGCTCTTTTTTGAGCTTCATCATCAGATGAAGCTGTTACATCAGGTGCATCAGCTGCTCCGACTATCTCGAATTGGCTGCGCGCTGTATTAATTTTTGCAGGGAATACTAACCCATCTCTTCCTGCACGGTTCTTGGCAACATATAGCCTACCCCATCCTGATGCCTTTTCATGCGAACGCCTAGAAACTGAGATAATGAAATCGCAAATCATGGCCTTTCCATAAGCTTCTGACATATTCGTCATGTCAATAACTTCCGCGTTCGCACCTTCTTTATTGGATTGTGAAGCAGTCCAAATTGGGATTCCATATTCCATGGCCAGGCCTCGAAGCTCTTCGTAAACAAGCTTAAGTTCATGGCGTAAAGAATCGAATTGACGTGTTGATCTCATGATATCAGCATAATCGATAATGATGATGTCAGGCCTGAATCCTTTTAAGTCTAAGCGTTCAATATGTGATCGAATTGTAAAGATAGATGCCGTATTTGTAGGATATTCCTTGATGAATAGTCTTCCTAATCCTTTATTATCATCGTAGAACTTCTTGACTTCTTCTTTGCGATCCATCACCTCATTGGAATCCATGTCACAAAGATTTGAATCATAACGAATACCGACTGCGGTTTCAGACAATTCAAAGGTATAATGAAGAACATTCTTTCCATGCCGAATTGCATTTGCGCCGATCATCGTCAAGAAATGTGATTTTCCTGATCCTGACCCGCCGACGACGCAAAGTAGTTCTCCTTTTCCAGAACCTCCATTTAATAATTCTTTTTTATCCAGTTCTGGGATACCTGTTGGGATTGTGTCTCTTTTTAGACGAGTAAATCTAGCATCCATTTCATTAAAAAAATCGTGACCCACAGATGGTGCAGTTCCTACTTGGACTGCTTTCTTGATTGACTCAACAATGGACTCATACTTATCAGCCTGCATTTGATCGACGGCATTCTCTAATGCTGCCTTCAATGCTTGTTTTCTGCAAAAATCAAGAGACTTTTCACGAACAAATTGAAGATCTCCTGCATCAGGGTTTGTCTTCATTCTTTGAAGATAATCGATGATTTGATCTCGAAGAATGACGTCTGTGCCTGTCTTAAGATCTTCTTTTATGATTGTCGCAAGAAGTTGAAGAGTAGGAAAAACTTTATATTTTCTAGAATAAGAAAAATAACGATCTGCTAGAAACTGGAGGTACTTCAACTCGAAGTATGAAGAATTAAAAACCTCTGTCATTTGTTCTGCAAACTTCCAATCCGTCAACAAAGCTTGCATGATCTTTTCTTGAAAAGACTTGCCATACGTACCAAATGTTGGGGTCATGTTTTGTGTATTCATAAGTTTACTGAATCAATGATTAACAACAAGCGGCTTTAGATCGTAAAAAAAGCTTTCTATATTGAAGCCTTCAATTCCTTCTTTAACCAATGCTCGAATTAGTCCCATCCTATCTACGCGGGGATTGAATGTATCGATAACACATTGCACCTTTGAAACTTGATCAGCGGACAACATGCTACCGTCAAGATGAACCAGTCTCCAATTTCTCTTAACGTCTTCTACACTGTCCATGATGCGCCGATAAATAATGGACTCGTCGATTCTGGATTGACAAAAGTCAAAAACTTCTTGCAAAATTAGTCCTTGTTCTCCTGCCAGAATTGGTATTTTAGAAGAAACCTTTTTAAATCCAACTCCTTTCACACCGGGAACATTATCCCCAGGATCCCCGCAAATTGCTTTTGCAATCGCAAAATTGTAAGTTTTTATTCTGTACTCTTCAAAGACATCATCTGCGTTGACGATTTTCTTTTTATGCAAATTATAGATTTTCGTCTTGTCATCTAAAAGTTGGTACATGTCCTTGTCAGATGACACGATGATCTTATTTTTATTCCTAAAAGGACCTCTACATAAATGCGCAACGACATCATCACCTTCGCAATCAGAAACGTAGATCTGACATACGGGAGTTGACTTCAACATGTTAAGAAGGGTTATCAATTGATGTTTTCTATTTTCTTCAGAATCTGGTATGTCGTCGCCGTAAAACCTGTTTAACTTTTCAGGGCGGCGTCCTAGCTTGTATTCTGAATACAAGTTTCTTCTTCTTTGCGAGCCGCCACCTTCCCATGTGATGTACACTCTTGAAGGTTGTATTTCTCTGCAAATACGTTGCATAGATTTTAGAAAGCCGATGCATCCGCCCATCGGCTCTCCATTTTTGTTCATTGTCGGATACGCAGCCCAACTTCGTAAAAATAAATTTTGGGCATCAATTATTAAAATCGGATGTTCAAAATTCAAGCTCAAACTCCGGTGCTACCAAACCCACCTTCGCCACGAACTGTATCTGTAATTGCTTTTGCCTTTTGAAAAATGGCTTGAAAAATTGGGAAAAATAGAAGTTGTGCAATCCTATCTCCTTTTTTAACAATAAAATCTTTGTCATCTGTGTTGTACAGGATGACCTTTACCTCGCCGCGGTAGTCACAGTTATGAATCAAAGAACCGTTGCAAAAAAAGTTATGATTATTTTCGATTGTTAAATCATAACAACGCTTTTTATCCGTTTCAATTTTTTGAATTTTCGAAAATTTCATAAATTTCTTTTATCACAAATTTTGCTTCATCTACTGACCAACATAATCTATAAGATGCAGAATTTTCAATTGCCCAAATTTCTGCAGATTTCTTTTTGGATTCAATCTCTATTTGTGACCTTGAAAAACCTTTCAACTCTAAAAGCAATTTTTTATTGTTTAAAGTAATAAGAAAATCTGGTATGTATCTTCTTTCATCACCCGTTTCATCTTTATAAGAAATGATTATTTTGTGTTTCTTCGTCCATTCTAGACTCAAAGAATCTAGATGGTTCATCAGTTCTAATTCCCAAGAAGATTCGTAGTATTCTTTTTCTCCATCAGGTTTTTGATACCATCCTTTTAAATACCCGTTTTTAGGAGTTGAATGTCTTCCTTCAACAAGCCCCGCTGAAACACTTTTACTAATTTTAGTTTTCCAAGACTGAATTTTTTCTTCAGTCCATTTTTTCTTATCAAACCCAACAGGAATTATGCTCTTAAGGGATTCTGAGCGTTTTCCAAATATTCATAATCTTCTTTAGTTCTACCGGTTAGATGTTCTGAATTTTTTCTTTTGATAGAAAGAAGTCTTTCATCATCTTCTT